CTTCCTTCTTCTTGGGCTTCTTTTATTTGACGAGAAGTTCTGTAACTTTCAACTGTTCTGCCTGTTTCTTCTAAATGATTTAAATACTCTTTAAATTCTGTATCGATATCCTCTTGAGTGCTTTGATCGAATATATTTTTTCCTTCTATTAGTGCGTCTGTTTCTAAATTTTGTATAAAGCGACCACGATCTTGTTTTATTAACTCTCCTACAGATGTATCTCTAGCACGGGCGAAATCACTAAGTGTGCGACCTAAATCATCAGCAAAAGCCTTCATCACAACTGGGTCATCGCCAGAACGTCTCATCGTCTCCATTTGATACTCAATATCTCCCATAGCGATCTGTTCTTTAGGGACTGGAGACGCTTCTCCCATTAAGTCATAGTCATCTGGTATACGGTCCGGATCATCTAAGTTTGTTACTGGTTCAACACCTTCTGGTATTCGGTGAAGAAATCCACCCTCATACGCCCTCTGAACTTGAGGAGCTTGCTGCGGTTCTTGTTGTTGTTTAGCTTCAGCTTCCTTCTGGCGGCGGGCTACCTCACGTTTACCTCTGTTGTTAATCTTTTCGAGTACGTCATAGCCGATAATCTTTGCGAGAGTAGGTTCAATGTAGACCTCGCCTTTTGACACGAGTAGGTCAACTGCCTCTTCGTCGCCTACCTGTTCGTCACCTGTAGATATCTCAACACCAAGACGACGAGCAACGCCAATAGCATCCATAATCATTTTCTTAATATCACCATATCCTGCTACCTCTGCAGCGGCGGCGTTAATGATAAAAGACCCTTCTGGAACATCCATCGGGATGTCGTCAGCGACTGTTTCAGCAGGAGTGGCGTTCTCGTCGCCTATGACACCAGAAGCGGGGCCGTTGGCTGCTTCTTGAGGAGGAGCTTCTCCGGGAACTCTCATGCCCTCTTGTGCCATAAGTGCAGATACTTGACTTTTTGTGTTTGAGGATCTAGAGCCATATAACTCTGGATATGCTTTCCGCATAAACAAACTGTCTTTTGCAATTTCTTTTTTAAACGGGGGCTCGTATTGTAAAGTATTATATATAGACAAGTTACTATCCTATGTAGGGTAATGTACCATAGAATCCAAAGGGGCTCGGACCGTAGTTAAATTGTTGAGACTCTTGAAATCTAGTGTAAGGATCATCTGGTATTCCTAAATTTTCTTTGTAAAAGGCTTTAGCCATCTCTGAAGGAGCGTCAAAAGTATTGTCAATCACAGTTTGAGTATCTGCTGCTAATATTTTTTCTACTGCAGATATTTTATCTGTTAAAGAACCTTCTGCATTAAAAACACCTTCTATAAGAGAGTTTTTTACTCCTTCTGCATACTTTTCCGGATTTGTTTCAACTAAATTCACACTTTCAGCATAAGCCTTTGCATTTGACTCTATTTCATTTTTAACAGAATTTATTTGTTCTCGTGTGTCGCCTGTTATGGGGTCCGAGATATCTGCTAATTTTTTATATAGAAAAATACTAGGGTCATCAGACGCTTCAATTAAATAAGACATGGATTGTTTCCAATCTTCTGGATCTAGAACTATTGTGGCATCCGTAGATTTAAAAACTCCTGCGTCTATCATTCCGCTAACAACTTCGTAGGCACTGTTTTTAATACCCTTCAGACCATGTTTAGCTTGAATATATCCTATGTCACCAGCACCGACAAAGTTTGAACCGTCCTCTGCAAACTTTTTAAAGGCTTCTTCGTCAACTTCATAACCTAAACCTGTAACCATCCAATTAGCAAATTCTTGAGCAGTTCGTATGGCAGTGTTTGGTTTATAACCATCGCCACCGTCTATCTGACGACCATCACCAAATATAAAAGGTCCGTACCCTCCAAAGTTTGTATTAGTGTATTCATCCAAAGCGTAGTTATAGATAGAATCACTCGTGTCGTAAGTCACATATTCTTTTTCTATTCTACCCGGATCAAAATACCCCTCTGTTATACTTGAACCTCCCTCTGCTGATAAAGTAGGATAAGCCCCACTCCACTTTGCATATGCAGCGTCTGGATTGTATTCGATAGATGCAAAAGCACGGGGAAAATCCTGATCATTTGTTGCAATCATTATTGCAAGTGCTCCAAGTGCTAAAGGACCTGCTAAACTCCCAACTCCACTAAGACCCGCTATTTGTGCACCTGAAGCAAATCCACTTGCAATTGAAAGTGCCTCATCTACACCCTCAACTCCTCCTTTTGCTGCTTCAATAGCGTTGTACACCGAAACATAATTTCCTACATTAGCGACAAAATCTGCAGCTGTATCGCCTCCTAAAACTTCGTAAACTTCAGGTATGTCCTTTGTTAGGTGGAGAACATCGCCGTACACTGATGCAGTGCCTTCAACCGTAGGATTTTGTATGTAACTACCAATGTTATAAAGAGCAGCAGTGTTTTGAACAGCATTGATTGTGCCAGAATCAAAAAGTCTAGAACCCTCTAGTGTTTGCCCTCCTGTAACTCCTGCACCTTCTATGAGTTCAAATTCAGGCAAAGTTATTTGAGCAGCACCCTTCTTAGTCACCATCCCATACAATCTGTCTATAGAATTTAAAAATTTAGCTGAACTTGCAGAGTTGGGATTTTTTATAAAATCATTGATATCTGTTGCTATATCTAAAAATTCTCCACCAGCATTTTCAAGATCTTTTATAAATTTAGGTGTCGTGAACTTTGAAAAAAAAGGATCAATGTATTCGTCGTCAATCTTTGATATGAAGTCTCCGACTACTTCCCCAGTGGGTTTAACAACATCTTCTACTATCGGATCAACAATATAGTCTTCAACAGCCTGATCTATTGGTCGCACAACTTTTTGATCTACTGCTTTTATAGCTGGTTTAATAATGTCTTCTACCACAGGATCAACAATGTAGTCTTCAATGTTTTGATCTATTGGTCGTATGATATTTTGATCTATGGGCTTTACGATATTTTCATCTACCCACTCTACAGGATCTAAACCGTCCTCTTCAGCTTTTTCTTCTATTTCATCAGCGTCTGGTAATTTAAAATCTTCAATAGTATCTTCTGCATCTTTAATTAGAGAATCTACATCAATGTTTAAAGGAGGTATATTAAATGACCCAGCTAGTAGATTAGGAAGTATTCCCTCCGGACTTCTTAACTTAATACCAGTGCTGTACCCTCCTAATTGAGGTAATCCCCCTACTGTGGGTGCTTCCGGCGCAGCAGCAGACTGAGTAGCTCCAAATTCATTACCATCAAGAAAGCTGTTAGCCATTCTTAATTACCTCTGCATGATTATCCTTCAACTTCAGGAGGGTTTCCAGTAAAACCGTCTTCCCCTGCAGCTGGCGCAACTCCGGTTCCGACTGTGCCATCACCAACCCCCGAATTGTCAGTTGGTGGAGGTCCTTGAGGTACGCCTCCAGCCCCTCCCATGCCTGTTGGTTGCTGACCAGCGGGGCCACCTTCTGGGCCTGTTCCTTGTTGAGCATTTTGTAAACCTTTCAGCATTTCTGCATAGATTGCTGCTTCATTCATGTCATTAACAAGACTGTCAGGATCGATGTCTTGTGATATCGCCAACTCTCTCATGAGGTTTGGTAGTTTAATAAACGGTGCTAACATTGGGTTAGATACTGTTTGCAACAGAGCAGTCAGTCTTTGTGTTCTAACCTCTTTCTGCATAACAGCAGAAGCACCACGAGGTTTAATCTCTAAGTCGCCTACAATGTCCGGTGCGTCCTCGTTGAATTGCATGTTCCACTGGAAGTATGATTCACCAAGAGGCTTGAGCATGTAGTCGTCGATGTTCTTGATTACGGTCTTCATGGACAGACTGGCAGAACCGAGTAACATCGATAAACCTGCTGCCGTGCGTCCTGTTCCTGTAACACCCGTTTGTCCGTGCATGATAGACGGTATGCCTGTTTCTTCGTCGGCAAGCTGACGAGCAATCTGATACATCTGAATATTCTCACCAGCGGTGTTAGGAAATTTCAGCCCGTTGATTGCTGTCCCTGTAACTCCCGACTGTCGTCGGAAGATTTTACCGGGGAAGATATCGAAGTTCTGTCCCGGAACTAAGGCTGCTTCGTCCACGTCAAACACGAGATTGCCAGCAAGAGCAAGGTTGTCAATCGCCATACGCATATGCCCGTTCATCAGCATCTGTGCATCTTCCATGTTCTCGGCAACACCAACACCAAAGATATTGTACGGGTTGACCTCAAACGGTACAGCATGGTAAGGAATACGAGCCGGAGTAAACGGATTTAACACACAACGTAGAACACGAGGACCGCATATCCACGCATTGATCTGTACTTGATCCAGATCGTCCATACCAGCGGGTAAGTCCATGCCTACCTCTTTGGCAAAGTATGCGTCAAGTACGCCCCAGTATTCTAGAACCTCAAAGCGGTTGTCTTGATAGGCGGGGTCGTTCTCATCGTTACGTACGGTATCTTCGTAGTATTTATCCGTGTAGTTGGGGCCGTAAGCTATGACATCAGAAAGAGCTTCTTTGTCAAAATATGGTTTGTTTTGTAAAGCACGGATCTGCTGGCGATTCATACGGTGACGTTGAATCACATACTCAGCATCGTCTAGGCTAAGAGCAGACGGGTCAGGGTGAAAGTCCCAAACAGATACAGATTCTATGCGAGGACATACCATATCGTATGGGGAGTAAACACGTTCACCTTCCTCGTTACGTGCCCATTTGCTAATAGTTTTGTTGTGGTTGAGAGGCCCTTTGACAATGCCTGTACCGAACAGGGCAGACTCAAAGATTGCAGAACGTAGAACGTTAACAGCGTTAGTCTCTAGAAGCTGGTCTTGAATAACCTTCTCTAAACGGCGGGCAGTCTCCTGTGCCGGAGATATCTGAGGCTCACCTAATCGAGATGGACCTTCAGCAATCGGTGCGTTGCCAAACTCTTTCGCTAAACCTCCAAGAAAGTCTTTTTCTCCGGGAACTGTTGCTTGTGTTGCTCCGGGAGGTAGGTCCCTACCGTCGCCTTCAAACCCGTAAGGATCAGCTTGCATAGCTTGATCTAGAGGAGTTTCTAAGTGAGCAAACTCTGCGATACCTTCTGGTACAGGTGTAGGCTCAATCTGTATGGGAAACTTCTTGTTGGCAAACAGAATGTCAACTATCTGACCATATGCTGCCAGAACTTTTGTTTTTGTTATCTTGAGAAAGACTTTGGAACGCTCGGAGTCTCGATACTGAGTTGTCCCGTCGTTGAAAGTACCACGAAAGTTTTTGTATGACTGAAGCCATCTCTGCTCGTGGTTGTACCGCCCAGTCTCTGCCGAACGGAATCTCTCTTGAATAAGTCCTGCCAGCCCCGGAGCAACCTCTGCAGCGTCCTCCACTACATCAGGTTCGGCTCCGAACTCGTCGTCTTCTATTGCCATGTTTCGCCCTTCAAAGGGTTAAAAGGTTAATTACTTACCGCTTTCGCCGTAAATGCTGTTGTCTTCAGCCATGCTCATGATGCCTGTATCTGTAGGCTTTGTTTGTTTCTTGGGCATGTCTTCTGTGTATACTGTAGATGCAGTCTTCATGTCAAACTCAAGACCTTGACGATAAAGCTGGGTTTCTCCAACATTCTGGTCAACGGATTGTTTGTCTTGGCCCATGATGTATCCTGCGCCGTAGTTATAGTTGTTATCTGGCATGATGTTACTCCAATTCTTGCCGTTAGGGTTGTGGTATTAAATTATTCATTTGGTCGTCTAATTCGTTTTGTTTGTTACGCTGAGACCGGGCTCGTTCACTTCGACGTTGCATACTTTCAAGACGTGAACGTTGTGCCATTTTTACTAATTCCGTTTGTTCTGGGGATCTTCCCATTTGTTCAAGATCACCTGTTGTTACTGGCAGAGGGCTAACGAGTTCTTCAACAGCTTGTGCGCCACG